TGTCGGGGCTGCTGTTCTATTAAAGGTCGCCTCGCTTAAACCAGCGGCTGTTTCCATAGACTTATTCATCACGTCGTTATTGCCGACTGATGCCTGTATTTGTAGCGCTTCGGCCACCGGTGCATTTTGTCCAAAAAGATTGTCTCCTAACTTGCCGGCTGTTTTAGTGGCCTTTGCCAATTCCGGCTCAATATTTTTAGCTGAGGTGCCTATCGAATCAAAGCCGTCAGCCATTTCACCTAAACCCACCAGCATATTTTTAGGATTCAGTTTTTCCTTAAATAATTTGTCGCCCAGTCCGCCAAACGCGGCGCCCACGCCGGCGATTAAACCACCGAGAGCCATAAGGCCGCTTTTTAAAGTAAGCACCACGGCGCCCACCGCTTTTAATTTGGCTATGATGACGCCGCCGGCGGCCGCCATTTTGATGAATCCGCCAACGGCCGCCATGATAGGTCCTAGCAGCAGAGCTAATTTTACTATTATAATACCACCTATAATGGCTCCTATAATTTTAAAAGCATTTCCTATCTTTTCTAAAGTTTCAGGGGGGATGGCTTTAAAAAATTCACGAAACTTAGTTATTATGGGAGAGATAAGCTCACCAATGAATTGAAAAGGAGCTATAATACCCTGAAATAGCGAACCGAGAAGTGAAACTTCATCATTACCAGTTTTAATAGTACTCAGGAGCATAGCAATTCCGCCGATTACAGCCCCAAGTGGACCACCCGCCATGCCAACTAGAACTCCAGTTAGAATCTTAAACACTGTTATGTTTTCGGATACAAACTCAAATACGCCCCTTAATCCATCGATAACTGGTGTTAAAATTGGTATCATCTGTGCAAACAAAGAATTTAGCTGTTCTTGGAATGAAGCAAGGGTTTTAGCTCTGTCGGCTTGTTTTTCAAAATCTGCGGTCGTCTTTTTTGATTCTTCCGAAACAGAATCCATATTTCCGCTTAATACTAATGCTAAATCACCAACACTCTCAAGACCCATTGCATCTTTGTAGAAATTTTTCTGATAGTAAGACATTTCATCAAATGATAGTCCTGTATCCAGAATAGAATCTCGGATCATCTCAAATCTAGCTGTTGGGTCAGTTTCCATCATAAGATCCATAGCATTTACAAAGTTGCCACCAAGTGCTGCGTTTAGTTTACCCGCTTGCCGCGCGGCGCCCTCAAACGTGTCGAATTGATTGACGATGTTTAACAACTTGCTTACTTCAAGACCAGTAACCTTGGATGCCGCGGCTAGATCTCTAAACGCTTCGTCGCCGGCTTCACCTAATTTGGCCATTGCATCGCCGGCTTCTAGAAACTGCGCAGACAACTTTTCAGGTGACACTCCAAGTTCCTCGGCAAATCCAGATAAGTCTAACATAGCCTGTCCGGCTTCATCGGCACTCATACCCAAGGCTTTAGTTGAAAGTTGAACACCTTGAGCAAAAGTTTCATTTGATATACCAAGTTTATCCAGTACTGCACCAGTTTTTATCAAACTTTCTCTAGTCGCCTGGTCTTGATATGAAAAATCAGTAAAATCGTTAAACAATGACGTAGCAGAAGCGCCCATATCTTCCGCTGTGGCCGTGAACTTACGGCCTTCCTCATAAGTATTGGAGATTGACCGCGCAAAGTCTTTAGAGGCACCTGTAGCCTTCATAAAGGCATTCTCAGTATCGCCCAGTTCTACAGCTAACTTTGCGATAGATGTTGCGAATTGCATTGCGAATTGTGGGGCGCCGGCTTTTATAAATCCTGCGACTCCGCCATTAACATCTTTAAACTTTTCAGCCATGGCTTTTAAGTTTTTGGCATTCAGTAAACTACCGATTTCTGGAGCAGTTCCGGAAAACAATGCACCAAAGCTATCAGTAAGGCCATCAACTGCTAATTGATGTTTTTCAAGTGCTTTTCTCTGTTTTTCTAGCTGTTTTATCTTTTTTACCATTTCTTCAATGGCGCGCTTTCCGGCTTCAGTACTCGCGTCTTCGGATTGGGTTAAAAGCTTTAACTTTTCTATTTGAATGTCAATTAGTTCACTTTTAGCTTCAGTTTTTTTAGAACTTTCACCCATTGTCTCCAATGACCGCCTCACTGCCGCTTCTTGAGCGTCTAAAGCTACCATAGTTCTTTGGCGGGCGTCAATCTCCCTTTGTGCTGCAGCAACAACACGCTGTTCCGACACATCAGATGCTTGATTTTGAGCAGCGAGTAATTCAAGCTGCGAATTGGTAAGATCTTGCAACTTTTCATTTAAGCTATCAACAGCACCACCTTGGGCTGCCAATGCATCTATAAGTTGTTGCAGTTGTTCTGGGGTCATAAATCTTACCTCTTACTAAACTAAATAGTTTTATACTAAAAAAGCTGTTTAACGTTATTTCTGCGACCCGGGAGGCGCAAATTGAGGTGGCAAACTTGGAGCATTGTCTGGTGTTAGTGTGTGTGTATTGGAGTTACCAGAGCTACTTCTGCCTTTCGAAGCATTTTCAATAGCTTCTTTTTCCATCTCTAATTGTTTGATTAAGCGTTGTGTGAACCACGAACGCAAACCAATGGGTAGGTTATACGCTTCACTAAATGACCAGCCTCCTGAATATTTCAGGAAAAAGAACTGCTCATAAATGCTTTCCATGTACTCATCGGTCAGGCCAAAAAAAGTCCGCAGAGAGCGGCACCTCCATGTCCTGCTCATAATCGCAGTTGCTGCATTCAAAGTGCTGAGACAGGTCAACGTTTGGTGCCGTAAGTTTATAAGCAAGCCTTAAGTGGCGTGAATCTGTAGATGGCATATTTTGCACAAGATAATTAATTGAATCAATACTATCGTCTCCGTTAACGGCTAATATTAAGCTAGATAACTGGCGTGTTACGCCGCGGTCTTGACGTTGTTTTTTATCAATTTCTACTCCAGAACTAATCTTTTTCTCGTCGTAACCTCTGAGTAGCCCAAATGTAACAACCACGTTAGTTCTCGGAAGAGTGACATCAAAAGTTCCATTGCCATTATCAGTTACATTCATCTTGTTTTCATCATCACCGCAATAAACATGCGCCTCATTCAAATCAAACGAATAACTTTGGTTTGTGCCACATTGTGGGCAAGTAACTTTTGTTGTATAGTCATTGCCGTAGCCGGAAACTCGTGTGGCAATAATAATTGCGTTTCTATCTCCTATGAAAAGTGAATCTGGGTCAATCGCCTTATTCACAATTAAACTACCGATAACCCTATCAAGGGCAACTCCCTTTTTAAGCAAAGTTCGCGATGTGAGCATATCTTCCTCTTTCGCAGTCATTTGTTTAATTTCAATAGAAGATTCACCACAAAGCGGGTGCCCTTCTGGGTAATATCTACCCTCGGTTGGTAATTCCACAAATTCCGTTGGAATTACAAATGAGAAACCTCCCGTGCCTTCGTTCATTGCCTGAACAGGCGGGGAAGTATCTTGTTGTTGAACGCCTCCTAAGCGATCTTGATTTCTAGACAATGTACACCTCTCGTTGTATTAAATTGTCATCATGTGTTAAAGAAGCTGGTACCGCCACCTGCTACTGCGACTGAAGGATTGGCGGTTTCAACGCGGGCCCAATCGTACATAAGCTCAACAGTAGTGGTAGTAAGCTCGTCGTCACCATATGAAAGTGAACCAAGTTGAACGTCTTTAACAAATGCGTTCCAAAGTGTCCAAGTTTCAAGCGGCTTGCCATCAGAATCAATCTGTGTGATAATGACGGTACCGAGAGCACCAGCGGCCTTAGCTTTAGAAATAGAGCCAAGGGAAGTTGCGTTAGCAGGGGGAGAATAGCCAGAAAGCCTAACAATGTCGGAGAACGTTGCAGTGACATCGGGGCTAACAGGGTCAACCATCTCAATTGAAATAGTATTCCAAGTAACGGCGCCCGGGTAATAGAACTTGTGGTTCAAGTAGGCGTGTTCTACGTTTTCAACAGTAAAGCTGGGCTTCGCTGCAGTCTTGGCGTACCATGCAATGGCACCACCTTGTTCAGCTTGAATTCCTTGGAATTCTACTGTAAATCTGAAATTTCTCTTTGGATCTTTGAGGGTTACGTCCTCGCCGAAGTTTGTTGACCAGAATGGCATTGTTTAAGTTCTCCTGTTTATAACAATAAATAGTAGGGGGAAATATTTTTCCCCTTATGGTTTAGTCATCAAATGATGCGCCAGTGTTGAGGATTACGAAGTCAATTGCAATGAATTCGATAGCTCTAGCAGGCTTAATCATAATCTTAGCATACATAATGTTTTGATCAATAAGATCAGGTGTCGTAGTAGACTCATCAAGGATAAGTCGGTAATCTGTGATACCAAATCTAGTCTTAACATTTGCAAGGAAGGGCTCTACGAGACCCTTGAAGCGGTTCCAAGTTGCCTGCACATTTTGCTCAAAGAGAATTTGTGTGGACAAGATAGAGATCTGCTTCTTCAAGTAGATTACCAAGCGACGGACATTAACCCTGTCGAGTGCCGATTGGCGCTCTTGGAGTGTTTTCTGACCGAACAACACGATACCAGAGCTTGGGAAAGAAGCAATTGGGTTAATGTTGTACTCGTACAGTGTGTCGCGACTCTTAGATGTTAATCTTTCGCTGACGTTAACAACTGGGATTCCAGCCGCTCCGTCTGTGAGGCCACCACGGTTGAATCCTGCTGGTGCGAACCATACATCAGTTTTGGCCTCGGAACTTCCAAGGACACCAAGGATGGCGACTGTGGGCGGGATCCACACAAGTTGACCAGTATTCTCATCGCGGGTCTGGACCCATGGGTAGAAGGTTGTTCCGTATGAGGAGTCAATTCTTCTATCTTTAAGTGTCAGAGCTGCTTGATCTGGGTTTGTGCCAATTCTACTAGATTTATCAGAGTAGTATTGCTCGTGTGGCGGGATGTAAACATCGGGAAGGTCGATAAGTGCCATGGCATCAGCGCGCTCCTCACAGATGTCAATCATATGCTCTGTCAACGACGCTTGTGTGAGGCCTGGGGCAGTAAGCAAATTCATATCAATCATCTCAGGATCAGTCACGGTATCAACTGCACGGCGCCATGTGTGATACACATAGTTAGTGTCTTCTGTAGATGTGGGAGACATGAACGCGTTATAAAGCGGATCTGGTCTTGTAATGTCAAACCCGTCAGCACCACCCCAGAATGGGACAGTGAATCGGTTATAGCCTGCATCAAGAATATCAGTGTAAGATGCGCTAGTGACCGAAGCCTCTGCCTTACGTGAACCGGAGTTATAGTAATATGCAGAACCAGATGTCTCAATATCATCTAATGAGAAGATATAAGACCATGCGTTGATACCTTTAGTAAGGAACGCACCGGTTGTCGGATCGTCGGGGAAGTTTGCATATGGTAATCTGTGGAAGTCTGCAATACTTGCGTCGGGTCTTGTAGAAGACGGACTGCGAGTAGTGCTGAATCCAAAGTATGCGTTAGTGGGGTCTCTCAAACCGCCATCGGAAGCCGAAACTCTGATAGATGAGCTTGGGAACAATAAGGAACCACTCAAGGCGTTTGAAGTTGGGTCTAAGGCACCGTCGCTTGAACCAGAAAGTAATGGAGGGCCACCAATTGCCGCGGGAACTCCATCAAATACACCGTTCCTGTCACCACCAATGAATTGTCTTCCATCTAAGACGAAAGAGTCGTTAAGGGCTCCGATCTCAGAACCGGTAATTCCTGTAACACTGGCTGGTCTAGGAGGACCATAGTAACCAAACGGTACAAGTGTTGCGTCG